GTCTCCAAGCCCCTCAAAGAACCCGCCCTTGAAGATGTCTCCAAGCTCTTTTAGCTTTTTCACCAGTTTTCCTACTGCGCTGGTTGCCTTGTCTGCTTCATCTGACACATCGGCAAGTTTTCCATAGTCCACGTTGCCAATATCCCCGATTCCTGTACCTGCTATAGCCGGAGTCTTTGTTGAGTCGGACGTATCTGAGTTATCCTTGCCTATGACATTCAGCTCGTCAAACGTTGCAATGTTCTTCTTCAGTGCCTTATTCTGCTTTTTCAGTGCTCCTGTGCTATCCTTCGTGGAATCTGTTACATTCTGTGTAGCATCAGCCAGACTGTCAGCTCCATCCGCAGCACTGCCATAAGCATCTTCTGTGGCTGACAGATCAGTTCCGGTAAGTCCCGCTCCACTGGCTCCTGTCTGTCCGGATGATTTATTTCCGGTTATCAGCTCCGTAAAGGACTTAAAGGCGTTTGCGACTGTGGCGAGTTTAGCCAGCAAGATATTGATCACTTTTATGACCGGAGTGAAGATGTTTATCAGTCCTTGTCCGACTGTAGCTTTCAGGGACTGGATCTGTAGCTGCATCACCCTGACCTGATTCGCCCAGGATCCGGACGTTCGGGCGAAGTCTCCGGAAGCATCCGATAACTGGCTTGTTACAAATTTCAGTCGCAGCGCAACCTTCTCCTGCTCTGTCATGGCAGATGTGGTCTTTCCGAAACCATTCGCCAGTGCAAACTGATCGAGGGCTGTCTGGGTCATTACAACACCGAGGTCCTTCAGAGATTCCGTTTCACCAGTAAAGACACTCTTCAACTTTGTGAATGCTTCTCCCTGATCGAGATTATAGAAAGATGCAACATCACCTGTAAGCTGAGTCAGCTGAGTAGACATATTGTACGCCTGCTCCTCTGAGAATCCGAAGGCTTTTGCCATAGCTCCAAAAGTACCAGTGTACTGCTTTGCCATTGTTTCGGAGAGTCCGGCAGATGTCATGGCACTTTTGGCAAATTCATTGACCTTTTCTGACATGGTTGTAAATGTAATATCCACAACGTTCTGAACTTCTGCCAGATCAGAGCCAAGCTCTATACATTCTTTCCCGAACTGTGCAAGCTTTCCAGCAATAAGAGCTGTACCAATAATCTTACCGATTTTCTTTACAGTGCTGCCTATTCCATTAAAGGACTGTTTTATTTCAGACATTCCTCTTTGAGCGCCGCTTGTATCAACTCTGGTATCAATAATGATCGAACCATCTGCTGCCATATCATCCACCTCCTAACCGGTTCAATTTTTCTTTCAGTGCATCTTTGTATTCCTGTTCTTCATCAGAAAGCTTTGTTTTCATGTCTATGATATCTTTGTTATCGTGGTAGAATTTCTTTTCCCACTTATCCAGACGTTCTCCATGAGCTTTCTTCGACCGGATTCCAAGTACGGTACTGAACAGACTCTCTCCCACTTCCATGAAATAGCTGAAGAACGTCCACCAGTGCATATAAGAAGCCGCTCTGACCTCGGTTCCAGCTACTTTGTTGACTGCCGGGACGATCATGTCACCATCCTGTTCCCAGTCAATCAGACGGGGCTTTGGCTTATTTGGATTGCTTTCTTTCTGTCCACAGTCAATAAACTCACTGGCTTTCTTCAACGCTTCTTCCAGACAGTCTTCAGGGATATTCTGCCAATCCTCATACAGAACCTTCAGCATTACCTCCATTTTTCCGTATTCGTCCAGATTCGGGTCATTCTGTGCGATCAGGATATCCAGGACCGCTCGAAAATCCGTCCGTATAGAAAAAGCCCCCCCGCCGATATTCAGCGAGGTGGGTAATTCATAGGCATTCATTTTGTGTACTTCTCCGTATATTTATCAACTTCTGCCTGCATTTTCTTTCTTCTCTTTTCGATTTCCGGTGCGATTGCATCAGCAACCTTGTCCAGAACGATATTTGCAAACATCTGTCCATTTTCAAACACTGTCGTGGCTGTGACCGGTTCTCTGAAAAGGTCTTTTGACGCTTCATATCCAAGCAGATAGTTGATCTTATCCTGAATCAGTTCATTTAATTTTGCTGCTTCTTTTGCAGATGTAACATTTTTAACCGTTTCTTCCGTCTTCTCAAAAAATGCAGAAACTTCTTCTGCCCTGGCAGCAACATTTACATCTGTCGGGTTCAATCTGAAAGACGCAAAGATTTCATTCTGGTTATTGGTAAATGTAAACGTGAGGATTCCATCATCAATCTTCGTGTTAATTGTTTTCGACATCTAAACTCTCCTTTCAGACGCTAGGCGTAAATGTTGCTGTAGCAAGGTCAAAGGTACCTTTTGTTCGCGCCCCGACATAATTTACGCTGAACGGGGTCTGATATCCGGATGTATCACCGCCGTAAGATGACGGCACAACGTAGCAAGCCTGCTGATATGCTTCATACTTACCTTCTGTAGTCTCTTTCCACAGATGAGCTTCTACCGCATTTGTTTTAAGATTATCGTCTTTCAATCTCTCATCAATGATTGTCTGCAACTTATCAGACAGCGTTGATTCTGTATCTGCATAATACGTATCCGCATCCGAAGATGCCTCATATCCGTTGTGCTTGAACGTTGATTCTCCAAGGATGTTCTTTGAAGTCTCTGTGTCTGGATTCAATTCAACGTTGTACTCTTCCAGATCTTTTCCCAACCGTTCATACTTTGGCGTTTCTCCCTTGCAAAGAGAACCGGCATCAATGAAATGAGCCATGTATTTACGGTCGATTTTTCCTGTAACTTTTCCCATGTCTATTCCTTTCTGTCTACATTAAGACTGTTTATTCTGTTTCTCTGTAAATAATCCTTGCCTGGATCATGTAACGTGCCAGACCTGCCTCATAATTAACTCCGCTCAGGTTTGGCATATTCTGAAGATTCTCCATCTTTTCAATCGTGCATTTCTCTCCGAAATCCGGATATTCTCCCTTGTCGTTCTGCTCATCCAGCCAGTCCATAAACGCCTGAGCGAAATTCATCTTCATCGGAGGAGTATGGCTTTACGATAATGATTGAGAATCCATACTCTTTCTCTTTATCCCCGGTGATGTATGACTTTCTTACCTTGTCGGAATAGTTCGTGATAAGGGAAATCTTATCCGGTGATTCCGGGGAAAAGTTAAAATTAAGCATACTCCCGGCCAGTTCTTCAATCTTTGGCTCAAAGTATGCTTTTACTGCATCATGCTTACTCATATTGTTATCCTCGCAGATATGCCTCGTAAGATCTTATAAGGTCTTCTTTTCTTGCTGTCATCATAGCCTTATCCCAGTGATCAGTCGCGAGTGGGTGCCTGAATTTACTGTATTTCAGCTTTCCACCAGTTGGTGTCTTATGTGGTGGAGAATAAAATCCCATGATTTCGCCACCGTCAACAAGTGGATAGTTCGGTCCATATACCTCACCGATATACTGATAATGCGCATATGGGCTGTTATAGGTTACATGCCCGCAGTTTTCCTCTGCTGTAATACTGATGTTCTGTGCAAGTACCAGATTATCAGCAGGGACGTATGGATCCATGAGTCTCGCAGCGGAATTGGCAAGGAATAACATTCCACGTTTCCCACCTGTTTTTCTTCTGGCTATGTTTCCCGGTGAATCATTCCAGTGAAAATCCATTTTAACCTCCTAACCGATAATGTCTGTCTACAGGGAAGCTTGTGTTATCTGAAAACGCAGTTACCTTGAATGCATTAGGCTTATTCCGGTTTAAAACCTGCGCCGCAGTCTGTCCGGATGTACCAGTAATTTCTTCTTTGCATTCTCCAAGAATCACAATATCTCCCTGCAGTACGGAAAGAGGTTCCAGACAGCTTTCTTCTGGTATTCTGGCTACATACGTATTCTGTACACTTGCCTGTGTTCCGTTAAATCCGGTATTTACAACAGACTTCCAAAAGCAGTTATGGAACACTGTTTTTGCCCAGTGCTCCTTTCCTGCTGCCGATACCTTATGATATAAAGTGATCGTATGTACATAGTTTGGATTCATAACTGCATCCCCCTGTAAAGAAGACCCGTATTCCCAAGGTACTTATAAATAATCTCCTGCGTTTTCCTTTTCTTTCCCTCTTCTGTGTATGAAGACTGAGACAGGTCGAATGTTCCCGACTGTCCATCGTTTGAGTAAGAAGAAAGAAGTCCGCCGCCCTGTTCCATTGCCTTCTGTGACACTGTATCCGCCTGATACAGCAACTCTGCCAATTCGCAGGTGCAATCTTTCACCTCGTCTGTAATAAGATTGAAATCAGTTGCCAGTCGGCTGAGTGTATATTGATTCAGTACACGCTCAGCCTGTTTCTCCCAGTATGGATATACATCTTCCGGAATCACAGAAGATCTCCCTAAAAGATACCCTGTTTCGTAATATTTGCGATCAGCATACATTCATTACCACATCCTTACATCATACGGTGGATTTCAGAATAGAGAACGGGCATCTCTTTGTTTTGTCCTTCTCTACACTGTTGATCGGATTTGGAATCTCCCATCCAAGTCTCATAACAGCTCGGAGAGCTACCATATCGTTCTGCATCAGGTTGTATGCGATAGTTCCATCAGGATTCTGTACCACACCTTCTGTAAAGAGTTTGAAAGTGATGTCCTGGCGGATAGCATATACCAGCTGTGAAAAATCTCCAGAAATCATCAGGGCTTTACTTTTATCAAAGGATCCATTGTTTGGGAAATTCATGGAGCTTCCGTCAAGAGAATAATTTGTTCCGCTCTGCATGTCGCTCTTGAAGAGAGGATTTCCAGTTGTATCTTTCAGTTCTCTCAGTTTTGCTCTCATGGAAATATCAGCCATGTGTCCATTTACGAAGTATCCGCAGTTCTCAACCTTAGCGATCACACCATCTACACCCATGATCTTATCGTAGAGGTTGTCGTCAGCTCCGAGATTTACAACTGACTTGGCTGTAGTTGCTGTGGCTACGACATCATCTCTCCAGGATGCCGGTTTATCCACTCCAAATAAAATTGCTGCATCAATTACTTTCCCGAATGCTTCAATGATTCTTGGCTTTACTTCTGCCCAGATATCATATTCTGAGTCATCCAGTACTGCTTCTGGCACTGGTACGATAACCGCAATCTCTTCTGCAGTAATGAATTTCTTATCCCATGCCTGTTTTGTTGTTTTTTTCTGTCCAGTATCGCCATTTACAAAGTATGCGATCGGGAGCATATCGAGCACCGGCATCTTGTACTGCCTGGATGTCATGTTTGCCAGTTTTCTTCCTCTCTGAAGTACCGCAGACTGGGTAATAACTCCCTGGATAATCTCATTAGACTCCTGCACCGGAATCAGTGACTCTGCTCCGGTCCTGTCAATAATATTTACCTCATCGAACATTCTTAAGTTCATTCTGTTTCTATTCATGTCTTCTCTCCTCTTATCTTCTCATTGCAGCACGGATTCTGTCATTAATAGATGCATTAACACTTCCACCCGTATTCTGATTATCAGATCCCGTAGATGTAGAAACCTTATAGGCTCCTTTTCCGAAACGTGGATTCTCTTTCAGGAATTTATCTGCTGCCTTTGCAAAATCAGTCTTATCATCTACAAGCTGGTTGATCTTAAAAAGAACATAATCCATATCCTCAGATCTTACCCCTTTTGCCGATAATACTTTTTCGTTCTTCATCTGCTGAAGTTCCTGCTTGAATGTATCTCGTTCCTGAGTGATTGCGTCAATATCTGGCTGATTTGCTTTCTGTTTTGCCTTGAAATCAGCAATAGCTGTGGTGATCTCAGCTTCGCTCAATCCCTGTTTTCTGTAAAAATCCGCGAGTGCTGCACGTGTAGCTTTCTCTGCTCTGTTATTAGCAATCTCTTCTGCCTGTTCAAATGTGTACCCAGCGTTTCCTCTCTGGCCGCTGCCACCAGTCCCAGCACTTCCACCCTGATTTCCGGATCCGGCATCTCCACCGTCTCCGCCCTCATCGAAAATGTGTAAGTTCATTAATTTATTTCTCATCTTTACCTCCGTATTGCCTCGACAGGCACCACACAGCTTTTACTGCCTTCATGTTTTGGGCATAATAAAACCAGCCACTATGGGCCGGCTAAACAAATTCTATACAGTTATATTCCTGGTTGATGGCCGTAAGCCCAAGAAACCAAGAATCTACCAGGAGCTGACCTTTGTCGTCCAATTGCCCCCATTCGATTATTGTCTTTCCGGAAGATGTCTCTGCCCGAATTCTGTTGTCTGTCAGATCTTCCAGGGAGTTAATCAGATTACAGGTAAGTGCTGATATTGCAGAACATACGATGTCCTGACCATTCACTGATCTGCAGGCGTGACCGTGCATTTCGATTCCCTTAGAAGAAATATTTACTTTTACCATGTCTTTTCCCTTCTTTGCGCCGGCGCAATTTTATGACTTGTCTTCTTCAATGATTTTCTGTTCTTTCTTTGTTGGCATGAAGCTTCCCCTCAGGCCATCCTGCGTAATCCTTGCTTTCTGCTCTGGAAGTTTCATTTTCTTTGAAAAGTCTTTATAAGTCTGCATCTGTCCCTGATACTTGGCTTTTGCAAGGATGATGTCCTGTTCATTTGCTTCACCAGCCTGCAAGAGCTTTATTTTCTGTCTCTGAGCACGCATTCCCCGTTCCATCTTTCTCTGTTGTTGGAGAGCTTCGTATGTAGTGTACTGCTTTCCGTTGTAGGTCTTAGGGGAGCTTTCAGCCTCTCTCATCTGTCTAAGCTGTTCATCTGTATAGGTTCTTACTGATCCAGGCGGAAAGGGTTTGTAATCGTGATAGCAGTTTGCTCCCTTTAGACCAGTCACTTCTCCCAACCCGCAAATGGAGTGAAGTTGCTCCATAGTATATACCTTGCCCTGCCATTCCTGATGCGAAGGTCTGGCTCCAACGTGATAGCTTACTTCATACATGTCCGTGTGTAATTCTGCTGCCACCTGCTCATTGATTTTTCCCTGTACCTGTCGAAATCCGGCAAGGACTGCTCTTCTGGCAGCTACATTCACTCTATCCCTGTGCCCGGAATCGTAATCTATGAATCGGAGTCCGGATGCAGTCATCTGATTTATTGTCCGTTTCAGAACTGCATTGTAATCAAACGCACCGGAATTAATGTCTAATACCGCATTATCCATGGTTGATCTGTAATAATCCAGAAGTGGAGAATATTTTATCTTTCCTGTTTCAGGATTCCTGATTGCAAACCCCATAGAACCTGCTAGATTCTTATATTCCCCTTTCAGCTGTTCTTTTGCCGCTTCTATGAGTCTTTGGAGAACTATATTTTTTTCGAAGGGTATCTGCTGCATATCTGCGAACTTGTAGAATCTTTCATGTCCATAGTATTCTTCGTAGGCTTTATCTGAGAAAATCTTCTCCATTTCCTTATCAGATGCCTCCAGAGCTTCTTTGACATACTTCCAGATTCGTTCCTGGGACACTCCGAGCTGTTGCAATCTTGTCAGCTGCCAGTCTGCAGATGCTGTAGATACTCCATTCTCCTTGATCCGGCGAACAATATCAGACATGATCCTGATTTCCAGTTCAGAAAAGATATTCTCAGTCTTTGCAGACAACTTTTCAATCTCTCCCTGTGTCATTCAATCACCGTATCCTCTGGCTGCTGTACTGCCGCCTTTGCTTTTTCATCTGTTTCCCCGTAATATTTAGCACGATATTCCCATAAGTTCATAGCTCCCATGCTGACATCCTGACGATCAGACTGCCGTTCTGCCTGCTTGTCCTCAATGATTGAATCATCAAAGTCAATTGTGACTTCTGTTTCCGGGTTCAACCGATTTCCCAGGACGATACCGAGCCGGATGATAATCTGCACTAATTCCTTCAAAACATCTTCCAGAATGATCTCATGCTTTTTGATCATACGGTACATATCCGAGTTTTCAGATATAACTTCCGTTGCCGTTTTTACTCCTGAACTGTCGAATTTGTATCTTTCTGTTCCGAACCCACATTTCAGAGACAGATAATTCAGATCATCGTCAATGGCCTTTGAATGCTGTTCCGCTCTAAGATCCATATTAATCTCTTTTATCAGTCCTTCTTTTTCCTTGTCGTAATTATCAGGCATCTGATAAAAGACCGTATCTTCCGGATCAAAGGCAGGTGTACCATCCATATTTTTGACAACTTCCGGGGCAACGAAGATTCGCTTCCTTCCAAGGTCGAACTCGTTGTTATAAGAGTCATACTCTATATCCAGTTTTTTCAGGATATCAATAGAATTTGCGTATATCGCGATTCCCATAGGGTTACTCTCGTCTTCATCTGCATTATTTACAATATTCAAACGGTCAATTACGAACTGCGGATCACAGGATCCTGTCTCAATACGTGAAGAAAGGTATCTGAACGGCTTTAACTGTTTCCATTCTTCCTCTGCAAGCTCCTTTCCTTCCCTGCTGCCAGACTGGCATTCCAAGACACTGTTCTCAATCACATACTGCTGTCCCTGCTCAGTCTGTTCCATCTGATGAATCTGAACCTGCACATATTTCTTTCTGTTCACAGTTTTTGAAAAAGCAAACGCGCATTCTGTAATCCTTCCGTTATTCCAGCTGATAGGATAGATGTCTTTTGCACTTACATAGTCAATCCCTATCTTTCCAGTACCGGGCAGGATTCTCCCTTCTTTATCCGCTTCTGCATCGTACAAGTATGGGATATATGCAACTGTCCCGGAATACGCTTTTCTTTCCTGGTAATCGTTTCCAAGCACCAGGAATCTGTTCTGTTTCAGTATCTCTTCCACAAATGCTCCTGTGCCTTCGTCCGAAAGAGTGATCTGAACACGCTCATTTAAAAGGAGGTCTGCAATATCCTCTGCCAGTTTCTTCGCCATTCCAAGACTTTTCCTTTGTTTTTTTGAGTATGTTCCCTGTCCGGAATAGACTCTGTAGTATGTGAAATTTCTTACTTTTCCTCTGTACCAGCTTTCCCACAAAGCGATCATACGGTAAAAAGATTTATCTACCGTATCAATTCCCTTCTTTTGGAAATAACTAAATATATCCATCGTCCTCAACCTCCTTTCTTGCAATATCTACAATATATTCTTTCTCCTCCAGTTCGACTGGTAGCCATCGTTTTATATATCTCCAGGCAGTCATAATCGCATAACGTAATGCATCGCACCCGTGATCATTTTCTTTGATCGGTACTTCCTTACCTTTTTCGATTGATTTTTTGTCATATTCATAGATTCCCAGTTCTCTGATCAGGTTTTCCTGCTTCGGAGAAATACTGAGAATATCAAATACAAACGCCTTTTGCACACGGCTGATCCCAAGAGCTACATCGTTTTCTGCATTCTTAATCACAACAGAGTAGTCCAGACCGGTTCGGGTAGCTCTCCGAATTTCTTCCTGGAGACCTTTTGCAGATGGATCAAGACAAACATAAAAGACCTTGATTTCATATTCTTCATGAAGCTCATTCATAAATTCCACAAGGCCCTGTGCATACTCTGACGGACTTCGCTGCGTTCCGGATTCCCGTCCGCTGTGATAATACTCTCCAAGCCCTGGAAGCTTCCGTCTATATGTATCAAGGCCAAACGCCTGATAAGTTGTTGCGTTCTGCTGCCCGTAGTCACCGCCTATAAAGGCTCTTTCGTATGTCCTGCCTTCTTCTGGTTTCTGTCTATGCCTGTCAGAGAACATATAATAAATCAGTTCATCTACTCCAACTGGCTCTCCAAGCCATGTCCAACGATACATCTTGGGATCTACTGCTTTCATCGCTTCTGCCGAATCAATCAGATCCTGTCCAAGCCAATCCACCGGTACATCCCTGTAGTCCGTATGGATATGGATGCAATCAGGGCGTTTCTCCATCTTCTTACACCAGAGATTTACTGGTGCGTTCGGGTTCTTTGGTGGATTATACAGATAGATCATCTGGAATCCTGCTTTGTTCCCCCTAACGAATGTTGCTTCTATGTTTGCAAGCTCATCTTCGCCTTCTCCATCATCGAAGAACTCTGTCAGCTCATCTAGGATAACCAGCTTTATCGGTTTATCCTCATCAATGATACCTTTCGTATCGTCAATTCCATCAGATCCGGAGAAGTATATTGTGGTATTGTATTTCTTATATGTGATTTCCATCGGGCTTTTGGTTATATAGAACCGATTCTTTGGCACCTGAAGGCGATTGATGCCCCGGAGCATTTCCTTGTATACTGTCTTACGCAACTTATTATGGTGCTTGCGCAATACCACCGCTGAACCATGGGAATCTGCTATAATCTGATAATCCGTTCGGATTGCTGCAAAACTGGATTTTGTGCCGGCACGTCCGGAAGTGAGAATGATGTGCTTATATGATTTATTGTTAAATACCGGAAGATACTTCGGAATCACTATCTCTGATATTCTGACCTGCTTTTTTGTCCGCATCGTTTATGATCTCAACTCCATCCTCTTCTCCGTCTGTCGGCGCTGCTGCCAGGCGTTCTGTCTGAGCCTTCATCTGTGCAATTCTTGTTTTCTGCTCTTCTGTTGCCATATCCATGTGATCAGACAACCACTGAAGAGCCTTCATACGATCTGCCAGTTTAATACTGGCTCCATCTTTTCCTTGCTTCACCTCTGCCAGTATGGTGCCATCCACCTCTGAAGAATTCTTGAACCGGACTGTATTTACAATCTTTGTTAGCTGTTTCTCTTCTCCAGTCTCAGGATCCTTTATCTTTACGGGACCGTACATAGCCATAACCGGTACCTCTTCCGTACCGAATGTCATGTAGTCTGTGATGTCTGCAAAGGCTATATCCATGTATTTCTGAAAGATGTCTGACTCAGAAAGAAATTCTCTGTTGAGGCGTCCCTGCTTCAGTCTCATGATTTCTTCTTTTACCTTAACATTTCCTAACATTCTTGCCCCTGCTGCCATTGCGGTTTCATAATTACACGCGTATGCTTTTTGATATGCCTTTGTCGCATTAAAGCTCCGGATGTAATAAATGCAAAAAAGCCGCTGTTTGTCGGTTAAGTCCGAATTTTCTGTTACGGACTCAACTTCGCTTTCAGCCGGCTTTTTCTTATCTGGATTTTGTGTGCACACTTTTTTCGATTTTGTGTGCACACCTTTTTTACCATCCTTCGACCATTTGTATCTAATCTTCCAGGACTTTACAGTATTTATTGTTACACCATATTTCTCGGCGATTTCTTTGTATTTCATGCCTTTGCAATAGTCTACATAGGCAAGATCATAGTTCGGTGCTCTTACGTCTTCACTCAAATCTCACCACCTCTCATTCGTTTCGTTTTTGAGTATAGAAAAAGCAACCTTGTATCACCAAAGCTACTTTTTCAAAATCATTGAATTCTCACATCAATATCTTTATATTCAATTCCTGACGTGAATGCCTCAAGGTTTACACCGTCAGTTTCTAACCCGCATACTTTATCATTAACAGTATTTGATTTTCGAGATATTCGCTTAATACAATTAATAACTTGTCCTTTTAAATTATTGAGTGAAGTAATATATGGTCGACACATTTCCGTTGTAATTCCGGGTGGAAGTAAAATCTTAATTTCAGCCCCATTATTTACCTCAATAATCGAATCATTATACCCGTATTCATGGCCCATTACTTTCAATTTCACTTTTCCTCTATCAAATCCAGCAATAACTGCATTATTATTTTTTCCATATATCATATTTTTAATAAAAGAGACTTTTTCCTCAAATGAAGCGTTTGCAGTATCTAATTCTGTTGTTCTTTTATTAGCAGCCTCTATATAAGTTTTATAGTCACCTGTTATGCCAACTAAAGTATCTTTTCCTATTGGAAAAACTTTCATAGCTGTATCTTGTAGTGGTCCATTCTCATTATTTATCTGTGTGTCCCCAGCAATAATAATGTTATTTGTAGTTGCTACGCAAATTACTAAACTCATAAGTTTCCTCCTATGTACATTTCTTTTTATTATACTACAAAACGTCCTGTATTTCTACAGGACGTTAAGAAAATGTATATTGGAGATTCTACGGAATTCATCCGTCTGAGTTCAGTTTATACTATAACATATTAAAAGCGGACATATCGGACAAAACGGACAAATTTTACTTTTTTTCAAAAAATCTATTAAATTCTTTACGAATGCCCTCTTCAGTTGCTCTTCTTCCCATCTTTCTGGCCACCTGCTGCCAGGTCAGTTCTTCAAAGACCTTGTATTTTATGATTCTCTGCATTCTGGGGGGAATTGTATTCAGCCACTCTTCTACGCTTGTCTTTAACTGTTGTGCTTGTGTTCTTCTTTCTTCCAGAACCTTCTGCTGATAACGCAGATGGCTGTCATCTTTAAGCGAAAATGTTGTTCCCTGAATCTTGAAATGCTGTGGGTTGTAAGGGAAGTCGTGGTTACTTCCAGACACATTTGTCTGTATCACTGTCTTTTTCTTTCTGTTTAGCTTCTTGATTTCCTCTTCTGTTTCTTTGATCAGCTCACAGGCATCTATGTACTGACTTAAGATATTCTTGTCCATCGGTATCGCTCCCCTTTCACAAATTCTTCAAATCTGTATCACATATTGCTCACATTTTCTGGATATATTATTACCAGTACAGAGCAAAGAGTAATTGCAAATAAAACTTTTTCTTTTTCATACTTTTGCCGGGAATCCATAAGGTTCCCGGCCTCCTTCTTTTATTCCGATATTTTTCAGTCCTATTCCATTAAATTTTCTTTTTAATATGGTTATAGATATTCAGTCCTTTTGTCTGTCCGTATTTGGAAATGATAGATCTGTAAATCTGCTGCTTTCTGTTTTTGTCTTCTGCATTTTTCTCCACAGTTGTGGAAACATAGTTTACCACTTCCTTTGGCATACCTGCCTTGTCAAGAACCAATACTAGTTCCTGCTGTAATCTCTTTGTTCCGGCTTTCATGTCAATTATCTTTTGTTTTGGCTTTTTTGTATTCTGATTCTCTGATTGTTTGGCAGACTGCTTTTCAGATTGTTCATTCAACTGTTTTTCTGTTTTCTGATCAGTTTGTTCTGCCACCTGTTTGTCTTTTTCTTTACTGGTCTGTTTTTTTACCTGTTTCTTTGTCTGTATCTGTTTTCCGGAAATCTTCTCGTTTCTGGAAATTTTCACATTTTTTTCTGCCTTCCAGAATTCTATAATATGGTCAAATCCTGTATCCTTGCTGATTACGACAATTTTACATTCTTCATCCTGACCTGTACACTCTTTCCCTATCAGATATCCCAGATAAGATCCCAGATGCATATCTGCTGACTGATTTCCTGTCGGTACTTTATGTGTGACCAGCTTTGCTTCTCCGTGATCATTGATAATATCAAGATCTATTTTTCTGCTGTTATCTGTATAAAAAAGATGGATAATATCTGTTTCCCGTAATTTTTCACATCCTTTGAAGCCTTCACTTCCTACATTTTCATAATCAATCAAATAATAAGTTTTAATAATCTTCATCCTCTCTTTTTTTCTCTGCTGTATAATACTCTGTCATTTTTCAGGCAGATAATTCTTTCCTATTTTAACATGCATCTTTTATCAATACAACCACATAGTGGCAACTCTCCTGGTTAGTATTTTCTGGTTGTCTTTCCTGCCTGTTCCAGTCAGACAGAATATTATCATATCCACGAATAGTATTCCCATATTGCCACTATAATAAATTTACATACCTTTTGTGAAAAATGACGGTTTTTTCATCAAATTTGAGTTGATAAATCTTTAACAAATTTCAAAAAAAGGCAAAAATCCTGTTGATTTTAAGCGTTAAATATGTATAATAGTAAAAGAGAAGCGATACCCATTCGCTTTTATGGTAAGGTATCTTAAGCCTGTTTAAACAGGCGCTTTCATTAACGAAGAAAAGAGGTTAAACGTAAGATGGCAAAAATCGATTTAAGCAAGTATGGCATTACCGGAACTACAGAAATTGTCTACAACCCTTCTTATGAAGTATTATTTGAAGAAGAAACCAAACCGGAACTGGAAGGCTTTGAAAAAGGTCAGGTCAGCGAACTTGGTGCAGTTAACGTTATGACAGGTATCTACACAGGACGTTCTCCTAAAGATAAATACATCGTTATGGATGAGAACTCCAAAGATACAGTATGGTGGACAACAGACGAATACAAAAACGATAACCATCCTGCAACTCAGGAAGCATGGAATGCAGTAAAAGAAATCGCTAAAAAAGAGCTCTCCAACAAGAGACTTTTCGTAGTAGATGCATTCTGCGGTGCTAACAAAGATACTCGTATGGCTATCCGTTTCATCGTTGAAGTTGCTTGGCAGGCACATTTCGTAACAAATATGTTCATCCAGCCAACAGCTGAAGAACTTGAAAACTTCGAGCCAGATTTCGTTGTATACAACGCTTCCAAAGCTAAAGTTGAAAACTATAAAGAATTAGGCCTTAACTCTGAAACAGCTGTAATGTTCAACATCACAACTAAAGAGCAGGTTATCGTAAACACATGGTACGGCGGAGAAATGAAGAAAGGTATGTTCTCTATGATGAACTACTTCCTTCCACTGAAAGGCATGGCTTCCATGCACTGCTCTGCAAACACAGATATGAACGGCGAAAACACAGCTATCTTCTTCGGTCTTTCCGGAACAGGTAAAACAACTCTTTCCACAGACCCGAAACGTCTCCTGATCGGTGATGACGAGCATGGCTGGGATGACAACGGCGTATTCAACTTTGAAGGTGGATGCTACGCTAAAGTTATCAACCTTGACAAAGAATCTGAGCCGGACATCTACAATGCGATCAAACGTAACGCTCTTCTTGAGAACGTAACACTTGATGCTGAAGGCAAGATTGATTTCGCAGATAAGAGCGTAACAGAGAATACTCGTGTATCTTATCCGATCAACCACATTGAAAACATCGTTCGCCCGATCTCTTCTGCACCGGCAGCTAAGAACGTAATCTTCCTGTCCGCAGACGCTTTCGGAGTACTTCCTCCAGTATCTATCCTGACAGAAGCTCAGACTCAGTACTATTTCCTGTCTGGATTCACAGCTAAACTTGCTGGTACAGAGCGTGGAATCACAGAGCCTACACCTACATTCTCTGCTTGCTTCGGACAGGCATTCCTTGAACTGCATCCGACAAAATACGCAGAAGAACTTGTTAAGAAGATGGAAAAGAGCGGAGCAAAAGCTTACCTGGTTAACACAGGATGGAACGGAACTGGAAAACGTATCTCCATCAAAGATACTCGTGGTATCATCGATGCAATCCTTAACGGAGATATCCTCAACGCTCCTACTAAGAAGATCCCATTCTTCGATTTCGAAGTTCCAACAGAGCTTAACGGCGTAGACACAGGTATCCTTGATCCTCGTGACACATATGCTGACGCTTCTGAATGGGAAGTAAAAGCTAAAGATCTTGCTGGAAGATTCATCAAGAACTTTGCTAAATACGAAGGAAACGCTGCTGGTAAAGCACTTGTTGCAGCTGGTCCTCAGTTATAATTATAATTGCTGAATTAAAGTTAATTATAATTAAATTATAATTTTATTGTCCAAATGAGTACGAAAGGGATGCGAGTAATTCGCATCCCTTTTTCATGTTGTTTCGGTGGTCAAGCGGATATTCGCAATCCGCTTCGCTACAGGGCTCTGAGTTTTTCTGCCACTTTCTCATATGCGGGTACCGGAACGTGATATTCTTCTCCCATTCTTACTACTTCGTAAACTAATCCGTCAATTTCGGACTGTTTTCCTGCCATGATATCCCGCTGCAT